GGATCCGTGTCAAGACCAACAGCGGCCCCCTGAACAGGATGAAGTTTAGAAATGGGAAATTGCCCGCGGGGCGAGAGGAGGGTGGAAAATGGCAAGACCGAGCAAGTCGGTTCGTGTGAAGACCGGCGCGATCGCCAGCGATGTCGAAGCAGTCCGGCAGGACGTGGAGGACAAACTGCGCGGCGAGAACGTTCCACCCGAGCCGCCAGCAGATCTGACGGATGGACAGCGCGAGATTTTTCAATTTATCGTGAGCGGTCTGGTGGCAAGCGACATTCTCGGCCAGCTTGACGTCTTCGTTCTGGAGAGCACGGCCGTAGCCATTGACCGCCTGCGCTATATCAACGGCCTGATCGACGCTGATCCGGGGCTCGTGATGCACACCGGCTTGCAGAATGCCCGGGCGAAATATCAGAGCGACCTGTGGCGAGGCTGTAATGAGCTGTGCCTCTCGCCCCAGGCCAGGGCCAAGATCGGCTCTCTGGCTGCGCAGAAACAGAAGAAGGAAAAGGACCCGCTGCTGGCGGCCCTGAGCGACGATGATTGACCAGAGCCGCGCCTATCAGTATGCCAAATGGTGTACGCAGCGCGGAAACCGGAAGGTCGGCAAATATGTGAAGCTCCAGGCGAAGAAGTGGCTGAGGATCGCCGATGGCAGGCACAAGGATGCCTATGTCAGCGAAAAGGCATACCGGAAGATCTGCAAGCTGCTGAAGCTGATGATCCACCCGGACCTACATTGCTCCATGTACGATGGGCTGGAGGATTACGCCTGGTTCCTCATTGCGGCCGTGTTCTGCACCCGCCGCCGGGAAGATGACCGGCGCTTCTATCAGACCGCCATTCTCGAGATCGCCCGTAAGAACTTCAAGACCTTCAACTCCGCAGTCATTTTCATTCTGGGGATGCTGACGGAGCCTCGCTTTTCCCGTTTCTTCTCCGTGGCACCGGACTTCAAGCTGTCCTCGGAGCTGCGGTTGGCCGTGCGGAAGATCATCAAGGTCTCGCCGGCGCTGACAAAGTATTTCAAGATCAACAGGGATATGATCACCTGCCTGATCAACGAGATAGAATATACGCCTCTGGCGTACTCCAATGACGGCATGGACGGCCGTCTGGCAAATATCTTCCTGGCCGATGAGGCCGGCGCGCTGGACAGCTACCCTGTGGAGGCCATGCGCTCCTCCCAGATCACGCTGGTCAATAAGCTGGGCATCATCATTTCCACCCAGTATCCCAACGACAACAACGTGATGATCGACGAGGTCGACATTGCGAAAAAGGTCCTGGATGGAGTGCTGGAGAAGGAAAATGTCTTCGCATTGCTCTACGAGCCGGACGATGCGCTCCGGAAGCGGTGGGAGACGGATGACCTGGTGATCTACCAGGCCAATCCTGTGGCCGTGAACAACAAAGAGGTCTTTGACTCCATCAAGGATCTCCGAACCATGGCCATTCTCTATGAGAACAAGCGGGAGAATTTCCTCTGCAAGCACTGCAACATCATGTATAAGGGCCTGGGCGTCGAGGGCTATATCGACGTGCAGAAGGTCAGGCGGTGCAGGGTGGTAGAGGATCTGGACTTCTGGCGCGGCCGCCGGGTGTGGGTGGGGCTCGACCTCTCCCAATCGGACGATAACACGTCCGTGGCTATGGTGACGGAGGCGGACGGCATGATCCATGCCAAGGTGTGGGGCATCCTGCCGAAAGATCGCATCGAGATCAAAACCAAGAAGGAAAATGTGGACTACCGGAAGCTGATCGCCGCCGGCAGCTGCTTTGCCGAAGGCGAAGAGGTCATCGACTACGGCTTTGTGGAACGCTGGATCCTCGGCCTTGAGGAGAAATACGGTGTCGAGGTCATGCAGGTAGGCTATGACCGCTACAATGCCATCTCCACCGTGCAGAAGCTGGAGGCGAACAGCATGGAATGCGTAGAGGTCAAGCAGCATTCCTCTGTGCTGCACCCACCCACCAAGCTGCTTCGTGAGGCGATCTTGAAGAAGGAATTTGCCTACGACGAGAACCGGCTGCTGGAAATCAACTTCCAGAATGCGCGGTGTACAGAGGATACGAACCTGAATAAATACGTGAACAAAAAGAGGTCTGCCGGCAAGGTGGATATGGTCGTTTCCACCATCATTGCCGTATATCTGATGCAGCAGGCCATGCTGGACAACAGCGAGCTGGACTGGGGCATCCAGGTAATTTGAGGCGAGGTGAGAACGATCGGACTCTTAGATTGGTTTAGAACAGAACACCGCTCACAGGAGCAGACGCTGGACGGTTCCCAGCTGGACACAGCTCTCCGTGCGGCGCTGGGCGGCAGCGCGGTGACGGTGCGGTCCGTTTTGAATATCCCTGCTGTAAGCGGCAGCGTCGGCTTTATCGCCGGCACGGTGGCCTCCCTGCCCATCAGGCTTTACCGGAATAAGAATGGGCAGTCCGAGGAGGTCACAGACGATTACCGTCTGCGGCTCCTGAATGAGGAAACCGGCGATCTGCTGGACGCCTTCCAATGGAAATGCACCCTCGTGCGAGACTATCTGCTCCCCGGCAACGGCTACACCTATGTGGACTGGGTCAGCAACCGCATTGACGGCCTGTATTATGTGGATCCGATGCAGGTCAGCGCAGAGATCGGCGCCGACCCCATCTTCAAGACAGCACGTTTTTTCATCGGCGGCCGCAGCTATCGTGACTATGAGATCATGCGCATACTGCGGAACACCCGGGACGGCGTCACCGGCTCTGGCCTCGTGGCAGAGAGCCCAATCCAGCTGGAAACCATGCTGAACGCACTCAAGTATGAGAACCGCATGGTAAAGACCGGCGCAAAGAAGGGCTTCCTGAAGGTCGAAAAGGACAAGAAAGTCTCGCAGACGGTGCTGGATCAGCTCCGGAATAGCTGGCGGAAGATGTACGGGCCTGATTCGGAGGAAACCACGGTCATCCTGAATGACGGTGTGGACTTCAAGGATGCTGGCCAAACCGCCGTTGAGACCCAGCTCAACGAGAACAAGCAGACCAACGCCCACGAGATCTACCGTATTTTCAACATCGCTCCGACGATCCTGGAAGGGGATGCGACGGCAGAAGATCTGAAGAACACGGTACGGTTCGCCATTGCGCCGGTGGTGAAGGCGCTGCAGCTGGCCATCAACCGCTTCTGCCTGCTGGAGGCTGAGAAGGGCGTTCTGGCCTTCGAGATCGACATGGATGCGCTGGACGGCACGGATATGCTCGCCCGGTATCAGGCCTACGAAGTGGCCATCCGGAACGGCTGGATGCAGCTGGATGAGGTCCGCTATGACGAGGGTCGCAACCCGCTGGGCCTGAAATTTATTCGCCTTGGTCTGGATACGGTCATTTACGATCCGGAATCCAGAATGATCTATACGCCCAACACCAAGGAATGGGCATCAATCGACCAGAAAGGAGGAGGTGAGCCGATTGCAGGTAGAGATCCGAGCGGATAAGAAAAGCATGACTGTTGGCGGCTATGTCAATGTGGTGGGCCGCGATTCCCGTGTGCTGCACGATAAAACGGGGCCGTATGTTGAACAGATCATGCCCGGGGCATTCAAGAAAGCTCTGGCCGCAGACAGCAAGGTAGAACTGCGCTTCAACCACAAGAAGATCCTCGACAGCGAAGACTTGGAGCTCCGGGAGGATAACATCGGGCTGAGGGCCCACGCTGTCGTAACTGACAGCGAGGTCATTGCCGCCGCCGAGCAGAAAGAACTGCGAGGCTGGTCTTTCGGTTTTGTGAAGCAGAAGGATCATTGGAAAACCGATGAAGAAGGTACCCGCCGCCGCTTCGTGGACGAACTGGAACTGAGGGAAGTCTCCATCCTGGATAAGACGCCGGCCTACATTGCCACCAGCATTGAGACCCGCGACGATGATGAGATCCTTGTCGAGTTCCGCGCCGATCAGCCGCTGGAGGACGGCGTGGATTACATCCGTCAGACCGAAAGCACCACAGAAACCAAAACCACTACCCTGACGCCTGGGGATGAGAGCGTTATGTTCTGCGCCCAGAAGACCGTAGAAATCTACAAAATGAGAAGGAGAATGTGATTATGCCTTTCAACCTGAAAAAGCTGACCGAACGCCGTGTCGAGCTGATGACTCAGCTGGAAAACATGGTGAAGAACTGCGAGACCGAAACCCGCGCCTTCAATGAGGAGGAGCAGACCCGGTACAACGAAATCCTGGCCGAGGTTCGTTCCATTGACACCACTCTGGACGCTGCTGACCAGGGCGCCGCTCTGCAGCAGATGGAACGCCGCGCCGCCGGCGGCCAGGAGGAGCCCCGTTCCCAGGAGGAGCTGGAAACCCGCGCCTTTGAGTGCTATATCCGCGGTATCGCCCCCGATGTGGAGACCCGTGCGGCAACCAACATGACCGTCGGGGACAATGGCGCAGTCATTCCTACCTCCATCGCCAACAAGATTATCGAGATGGTCAAGGAGATCTCTCCCCTGTACCACCTCTCTACCCATTACGACGTGGGCGGCACCCTGACCATCCCCAGCTATGACGAATCCACCCAGAAGATCACCATGGCCTACGCCACCGAGTTTACGGCTCTGACTTCTACCTCCGGCAAGTTCACCAGCATCTCTCTGGGCGGTTTCCTGGCCGGTGCCCTGACCAAGATCTCCATGTCCCTGATCAACAACAGCAAGTTCGACATCGTGTCCTATGTCATCCGCAAGATGGCCGAGGCTGTGTCCGAGTGGCTTGAGAACGAGCTGATCAACGGTACGGACGGCAAGATCGAGGGCGTGTCCAAGGTCACTGCCGCCGTGACGGCCGCTGCTGCTACCGCCATCACCGCCGACGAACTGATCGACCTGCAGGAGAGCATCCCCGACAAGCTGCAGCCCGGCTGCATCTGGGTGATGAGCCGCGCGACCCGCACCGCCATCCGCAAGCTGAAGGATGGCGAGGGCAACTACCTGCTGAACAAGGATGCTACTGCCAAATGGGGCTACAGCCTGTTCGGCCACGATGTGTATGTCTCTCAGAGCATGCCGGACATGGCCGCAGGGAAGCGCGCGGTGCTGTACCTTGACCCCACCGGCCTTGCCGTGAAGGTTGCCGAAAACCCCAGCGTGCAGGTTCTGCGCGAAAAGTTCGCCGATGAGCACGCTGTGGGCGTGATCTGCTGGATGGAGGTTGACTCCAAGGTGGAGAACAAGCAGAAGATCGCCGTGCTGGATATGAAGGCAGCCGTGACCCCTGGCGGTTAAGGGGGAAGCGGCCATGAAGGTAAAAGCAACTACGAATTTTGCCGGTGAGATCTGCATGGCGAAGGGTGATGTCCGCGACGTTCCGGAGAGCGTCGCGGCTCCCCTCCTGGAGTGCGGTTATCTGGAAGCTTTGGAGCCTGTTCAGACTTCAGAGCAGAAGGATGAGCAGGATTCCGAGACGGAAACCACGCAGGAGCCGGAAACGGAGACGAAGAAAACTAAGCGGGCCAAGGCCAAAACGGAGGGCTGATGTATGAGACCTTGTGATTTGATGGCTGCGGACATTGCTCTGTTCTCCAGAAAGATCCTCAACACGGCCGAGTTTGACGAGCTCTCTGTTCTGGAGCAGCAGGAATGCGAGGATGCGCTCGCTGCTGCGAAAGCGGCAGCCGCCGCTTATACCGGACTCGACATCGAGGCCACAGAGCAGGAAGATCTCGCTTATGCGGTGAAGGTCCTGGCGGCAGAAATGATCGACAACCACCAGATCACAACGCAGTACACCGGCAAAAATCCGGTTGCCATGCAGATCATGGATCTGCACAGCACCAACCTGCTGCCCAGCGTAGAGGAGTGATCGGATGCAGGACCACCTTTCTTCCGCTCTGCGGGATAAAATCGAGATCCTGACGCTGATTCAGGATGATGAGACCGGTAATATGGCCTGGGCACCCAGCCGAAAGCGCTGGGGCTCAGTTGAGATCGACCGGCAGAGGAACCTTTTTTCCATCGTGGGCGTCGGTTCCCAGGGGGCGACAATCATAATCCGACCGGATCCGCTGCTGACGCTGCACCAGGCCATCCGATGGAACGGTGAGTTCCTGCATCTAACGTCTATCACGCTGGCTCCGGAACGGGATCGGCAGGAGATCAAAGCAGCCATCTGCCATCCGGTGACTCTGACGGCAAAGCCGCAGGCCCGGACCGGCAGGGACACGATGAATCGACCGACTGTGGTGCAGCAGGCAACATTCTCCTTCCCAGGAATCCTGACAGAACGGTATTTCAACAGCGAAGAGGACGAAGTCTTCCGCAGGAGCACTCTGGAACGTGTCCTCGTGGCCCCCAAAGCCGTTGTGCTGCGTGTCGGAGACCTTGTTCAGCTGGGAGATACCGCACCGTACACCGTCCTGCAGCGCATGGATCTGGAATTCTACAAGAATGAATACGTGCTTGAACGCCGGGAGGATGTCTGATGCAGTCTCTGGAAATAGACGGTCTGAAGGAAGTCATCCAGACGCTGGAAACCACGCCGGAAGTCATCCGGCAGGCTCGGGCAGAGTTCTTTGATGAGACTGGCGAGGTGCTGCTGGAAGCCGTTCAGCGGCACATCGGTGGGAGCGGCCGTGTTGCCGGCGTACAGGAGTCACACGTTGGTAGCGGGAAAGGCTATGTGGCCGTCCGGCCTATGGCAAAGACTAATCTGGATGGCTACGCAGCGGGTTATATTACCAATGCGCTGGAAAACGGCCATGCTGTAAGACCTGCCTCCGGAAAAGCCAAAAAGAAACGGCAATCCCGGGCAAAGGCGAACCGTGTCCAGGGTAAATATATGTACCGCAACACCGGCCAGCAGGAAGCGAAACGTGCCGCCGAAGAGGGTGCTCGTATCATCGAGGCCAAGATACTTGCCCACATGGAGGGAAGAAGCGTATGACCAAAACCGAGATCCTGGACGCCATCAATCTGCTGTTGGTGTCTAAATGGCCTGACCGCACGGTTTATGTGGACGTATGCCCATTAGACTTCAACCGCCCTTCCTTCTGGCTTACGGTGGAGAAATACGATCTGACTGACGGCAATCGCTTTCTGATCCGTCATGACCTGCAGATCCGCCTGACGCTTTATGATGAGCTGGACGAGCACTACGATGCGTCCTGGTACCGGCTTTCCCAGGAGACGGACGCAGTCACGGAGCTGCTCATTCGGGGCTGGATGGTAGGCCACCGGCATCTGAAGCCGCTTTTGAAGGTGCTGCCCCGGGACCCAGACCGGGCGTATGTGCAAATCAATCTGTCCTGGATGGACAACCGCCCCGGGCTCGATACCGGAGCATCCACCCCCGCCGCAGACGCTTATTCCGTCACGGTTCGGGGAGACATCAACTGAGAGGAGCGATACAATGGGACTTCCCGAACTTACTTTTTCTCTGAAAAAGGCTGCTGACAATGTGGCCACGCGCGTGTCCTCCGGCATCGTTGCCATGATTCTGCGTGATGCCAAGGCCAACGGCCTTCATACCATCAACCGCGAAAGCGACATCCCCAGCGAGCTGGGTGCTGCCAACATTGCCGCCATCAAGCGCGCGATGCTGGGCTACATTACCAAGCCGACCACGCTCTATGTTAGCGTGATCGGTGCAGATGCCGACATCAAAACTGGCTTTCAGGCTCTGGCCGTTCACAGTTACGATTATCTGGTCGGCCCCGTGGACATTGCCTCTGCTGACGCGACCGCTCTGGCCGCACAGGTCAAGGCGCAGCGGACAAAGCGCTATGTGGGCAAGGTGATCCTTCCTAACGTGGCCGCCGATGATGAAGGCGTGATCAACTTTGTTTCGAGCGGCATCAAGGTCGGCGAGGGGACATTCACGGCCGCCCAGTACGCCGGCCGCATCGCCGGCGTTCTGGCAGGCACGCCTGCTTATTGCAGCGCCACCTATGCGGCTCTGCCGGAGGTGACCGGTGTGGATACGTTGGCAGATCCCGACAGTGCTGTGGACGCCGGCAAACTGTTTCTGATCGACGATGGCCGACAGGTGAAGCTGAGCCGTGCGGTAACGAGTAAGACCACTCTGGCCGAGGATGATCCTGACATGCTGAAGAAGATTAAGCTCGTGGCTGCGCTGGATCTGATCCGCTATTATGCCATCACCACCGTTGAGGACGAATATCTGGGCAAGTGCGCCAACACCTATGACAACAAGTGCATCCTGCTGGTGGCCTTCTCTGACTTCTTCGCCTCTCTGGAGGCGCAAAACGTCATCCAGGAGGGCAGCTCCGGCGCTGAGCTGGACGCCGATGCGATCCGCACTTATCTGCTGGGGATCGCAGAAGAGGCCGGAGACACCGAGGAAATTGCTCGCATCAAAGCTCTGACCGACGAAGCCCTCCGCAAGGAGGATACCGGCAGCCACGTATTCCTCTATCTGTACGGCCATGTGCTGGATGCGATGGAGGACTTCCATATCACGCTGGAAGCACAGTAAGGAGGGAGAACGATGTCTGATATTCTGAATGCTGCGGAAGTACGCAGCGGTACCTGGGGTGAGCTCTGGCTGGACGGCGAGCAGGTTGCCGAGTGCTACGGCTGCCAGATCAAGGTCAACAAGACCAAGGATGACGTGACACGCTGCCGCACGCTGGTGGCCGGCAAGAAGATGACCGCCGTGTCCATCACCGGCACCATTCGCATCTATAACGCAACCAGCCGTCTGATCAAGCTGGAAGCGGAGGCCCTGAAGCAGGGCAAGGATCTGCGCCACACCATCATCAGCAACCTGGATGATCCTGACAATGCCGATAACCAGCGCATTGCCGTCAAGGGTGTTTCCTTCGATGACCTGACGCTGGCTGACTGGCAGGCCGCCCAGCTGGGCCAGATCGAAGCACCCTTCACCGCCGAGGATTATACCGTGATGGATTCCTGAAAAAGCGGCCTCGTCCTCAGAGATGAGGGCGGGGCCGTTCTCAATTATGGAGGTTACACTATGGCAACTGAGATGACAAAGACCGCCGCACAGCCTTCCGTGCTGGATCTGCTGCTGAGCGGCGATATCCCCAACGTGGAAAAGGAACTTCCCACCGCCGCCTACAAGATCGACCGACTGAGCGATCTTGCCGGGCACGATGTGGTGTTCAAGTTGAAGGCGCTGCCTTACGGTAAGGTGCACGACATTGAACGGTTTACCCAGGATACGGAGGTCCATATCCTGTTGGCTGGCTGCGTGGAGCCCAATCTGAAGGACGAGCGGCTGCTGGAGAAGTTCGGCGGCGCCACGCCGGCAGATGCGGTCAAGAAGATGCTGTTGGCCGGTGAGATCACCGATCTTGCCCAGGTCATCGAACGGTTGAGCGGATACCGCCGCCTGACCATCACCGAAGTAAAAAACGTCTGACGGACGGCAGCGACCCGGAATTAGGCTTGCTATACTACCTGTTTTCTGCTCACCATTGGGGCCTCGGAGATCTTCGGGCACTCTGGGAAGGCGGCACAGGTTGGCATGACCTGATCCTGGCGATGTCGTCCTATGAGGCAAATCAGCGCCGGCCACAGCCTGTTGGCAAGAAACAGCACACGGTGCGGTCTACGAAGCGGAAGAAAAAATAAAACCGCTTCCCGAAGGAAGCGGTATAAATTCGGTTTACAGCCAAGAAATCGCCCCTGCCAACATCAGGAGCAACGAGGGACACAGGCAACCCATGCACAACCAGAAGTTCCGATCCAGCTGGCGAGAGGGCCTGACGCCGTCGATATATTCAAATTTATGCTCGGAAAACCAGCGGATACCAAAAACGCACCCGGGGATAAAAAGAAGTAAACCAAACACGAGCATACAATTCACCTCGTTTTCATTATAGCAAAAGCCTCAAAAATGTCAAGAAAGGGGGAGGAAATATGCCTGAGACATCTATTGTTGTCAAGTCTACGGATCGTTATTCGGATGCGATCAAGAAAATGTCCAGCGTGACGAAGTCCTTCAGCAAGGACGTAGACAAGTTGGAGGATACGCTGTATGCGCTGAATAAAAATAAGATCACCATGAAGATGGATCTCAGCAAAGCCAAATCAGAGCTGAAGGCTGCCGAGAAACAGTTCGATCTGACGCACTCGGCTGCAGATGGCCTGAAGCTGGAACTGGCGCAGGCCAACTACGACAACATGGTTCGCAATCTGAAAGCCGTGACCAGCGCGGCTAGGGAGACAGAAAAGGCCATCTCCAAGGCCGAAAACTCTGCAGACAGCGGTGGCGGGGGCACGAGCTTCGGCAAAAGCGTGATCAATGCTCTCGCAGTCAGCGGCATAGGCGACGCCGCCAAGCAGATCCTGTCCCAGGGGGCAAATGCTATTGCAGGAAGTGCCCTCGGCGATGATGGGGGCTCCATGTTTTCCAGCGCGCTGTCTACGGCTGCGACAGGTGCTTCTGCCGGCTTCATGGTTGGTGGGCCGGCCGGAGCGGCGATCGGTGCGGCTATCGGGACGGGCGTTGGTCTGGTATCTGGCGGGATCCAGATTTTTGAAAAGCGCGACGATGCTTACAAAGACTGGTACGCAGGGCTGTACGAAAATGCTGGCGCAACTACCGATACAGGCCTTTCCTCCGGCAGCACGATCGCAGGCTCCCGTGAGCAGACGCAGATGGCCTTCGCTCAGAAGCTGGGTGGTGACGAGGCCGCAAACGCCTATCTGGACCGTGTCAAAGCCATGGCAACGTCCACCAACTATTCTTACGACGAGATCACAGGGTATTCCAAGCTTCTGCTGAATACCTACGACGCGGAGAAAACGCTGGGTGTGCTCCAGACGCTGTCGGATGCCTCTGCCGGCCTGAATCTGGGTTCCTCTGACGTCAAGATGTTCATCTCCGGCCTGAGCCGCATGCGAACCTCGGGAAAGGCAACGACGGAGTATCTGAATTACTTCTCCGAGCGCGGCGTAGACGTCTATCAGGCTCTGGCCAATTCCACGGGCAAGGATAAGTCAAAGATCCCCGAGATGGTGACCAAGGGAAAGATCAGCGGCGCAGATGCCGCTGAGGCTATCCTGACATACATCAACGAGACCTATGGCGGCCTGTCGGATAAGCTGGCCACCAGCTATGACGCCTTGACGGATAACCTGAGCGACGTCCAGGCCGACATCGATTCGGCTATGGGCGAGGGCTACAACGAAGAGAGGTCAAAGAGCATAGCTGCCCAGATCGAGAGCTATGGCGGCGAGCTGGGTGATGCTCTTCAGGAGGCCAATAAGGCAATCGGCGCAGGCCGAGCCGCTTTGGAAAACCTTGCGGATCAATATACCGAGGAAGCTCTTTCAGCGGTGCTCACTGGCAAGGAAACCGCGCTGGATTGGAGCGACGGTAACGCAGAACGCCTTCAGGAGCTGGCCGGGCTGTACCAGCAGGCTATGGAAGACTATAACAACGGGAACACGCAGGCGGGCACGCTGGTGGAGACCTATCTGGAGGAAGCACGCGCCTTGGCTGAGGCGCAGTATGATTCCAGCGAGGCAGTCCGCGCCCAGACCGACGCAGAAAACGACATGATTACTGCGATTCGGGAGAACACCGCAGCACTGGGCGGCTGGAAAGCGCAGTATGACCTGTCGCAGAATCTTACGAAGGGCCGTGCGGCAACATGGACGGCCACCACACAGACCACGGGCACGTCTTCGGGTACAAATACGATGATTGCCAATGGCTACGGTTACGCCAATGTTGTCCCGCGCAATGCCATCGGCTACGCTGTGGGCATTGACTATGTACCCTATGACAATTTCCCTGCGCTGCTCCACCAGGGCGAGCAGGTGCTGACTGCCGAGGAGGCGCGAAGCGGGAATGGCGGCTCCGGCGGCGTGCAGATCATTATGAATGGCGTGACCATCCGGGAGGACGCCGACATTGACCGCGTGGCTGCGGCACTGCTCCAGAAGATGGAGCTGGCCGGAATGAGGGGGTGAGCCGGTGCAGATCTGTTTTATTCGTGACAGCGTCTCTCTGGTCATGCCGGTAACGCCGGACACCTACCAATGGACGGTGGGCAAACGCATCGAGACCATCAACATCAATGCGCTGGGGGACGTCTATCGCCCCGGCGGCATGACGCGATTCTCCGGCAACCTGGACTTCCTACTCCCGGCGCAGGATTATCCGTGGATGGAGGCGGGCTCCCACGCAGAGCCTCAGTATTATCTGGACTACCTCAACGCCTGGGCTGCCGACGGGAAGGTCATCCGTATGGTGATCACCGGGACAGAGATCAACACCCTGATCTACATCGAGGACGTCACGCAGAGCGAGAAAGATGGTACTGGTGACCGCTATGTTACCGTGGCTATCCGTGAATACTGCGACCTGGAGGCAAAGGAAGTGGCCGCGGCTGGCGGCACCCAGAACAACGGTCGGGCAAACGATGCCTCCTCCTCCAGAAAAACGCAGTCATATACAATCGTCTCCGGAGACACCCTCTCGGTGATCTGCCGCCGGTATTACGGCAAATCTTCCGCAAAGTACTACAACGCTCTGGCCAAATATAACGGGATCAAAAATCCACATCTGATCTATCCCGGTGTGACGATACAGGTTCCGTCCGAGACGGTTTTGCTGGGGGGATCCGCATGATGATCTATCTGACCAAATCCAAGTCCGGTACCCGGGACATCACGGATATCCTGACGTATTGGACATGGTCGGGCGATAAGTCTACCATCAGCCGACAGCTGACCGGCGAGGTAGCTTACATCGAAAACAGCCAGCTTCCGGTACTGGAGATCGGTGACCTGGTCACGATGACCGACGGTGGCGAGAAGAAGTTTGTAGGCATTGTGCTGCAGAGAAGCCTCGGCTCGGAAGACAGTACCATGGCCTTCACCGCCTTTGACTACGGCTATTATCTGCAGCGCAATGACGGCACCTACAAATTCACCGGCGCAACGCCGGAGGAGATGACTCGTTTGGCCTGCGCCGACCGAGGGATCCCCATTGCGCAGATACCACACACAGGCATTCCGCTCCGGAGAAAATTTACCGGCGTGAAGCTGAACCAGCTGATCACCACCGCATGGACACTGGCCAGCGAGAAGAACGGGAAGGTCTATGCGATCCGTTATACCCCTGCCGGCCTGCTGGTGAAGGAGCGCACCGTCAGCACGTCCAGTCTGGTCCTGAAGGCTGCATCCAACCTGATGAACGCCACCACGAAGGAAGATGCGACCCAAATGGTCAACAGCGTGGCCATCTACGACCAGAACGGTAACTTTCTGCGGAGAATGGGTGACAGCGAGGCACAGAAGCTCTGCGGCGTGATGGAGCAGCATGTCACCCAGGGAAATGACGGAGCAGCGAGGGCTGATGCGTCTGCCAAGAAGATCCTTGCAGACGGCAAGCTGCAGAAGACCGTGACGGTCAACGTTCTGGGAGACATGAGCCTGCTGACCGGAGAAACCGTGGTGGTCAGAGAGGGTAAGACCGGGTTGACCGGCATTTTCTGGATCGACGCCGATGTCCACACCTGGAAGAACAAGAATTACTACACGAAGCTGACGCTGAATTGCCGGAATGTGATGGCAACGGCCGACGCAGGAAGTGAGGTCAAATGAGCGACGCCAGAGACCCCTATCTGGGGCTGAATAACCACATCCGGCAGCAGGCCCGGGAGCAGGCACCGACGTATTACGCCATCGGAAAGATCCTCTCCCTGCGGCCGCTGAAGATCCGCGCCGACGGGCTCGACCTTGACAGGGATGACCTGCGTGTGCCGGAGTCAATGTATTCGAATTTCATCCAGGAGAAGCCTGTTGAAGGACGCGGCGTCCGGACGCGGCTTCCTATGAAGGAATTTGTGTGCAAGTGTGCGCTGTCCATCGGCGTGGCCACCCGGCCGGAGGAGTACGTCTACGGTGCGACAATTCTCCAGGTTGATGACGAGGTTCTGCTCATGCGATCCAGCGACGGGCAGACCTACTACCTTCTCGAGAGGATGGTGGAGCTGCCGTGAGCCTGTTCCCTTTGATCTCAGAGCCGGATACCGGGGAACTGACCGGCTCTGACGGCCTTCCGCTCTACCGCGAGGTGGACTGGGACTTCCGGACGAACAAACCCGTCTGGAAAGGTGGAAACCCCGTATACGTGACGGGGGGGCGCGCCGTTCTGGTGTGGGCGTGGAATGCGCTGCACACCATGCGCTTCAACCACGACGTGTTCAGCACCGACTACGGCCTTGACGGAAATACCTTGCTGGGGCAGGCATATTCCGGAGAGGTGCGGGAATCTGAGGCCATCCGCATTGTACGGGAAACGCTGCAGGTCAATCCGTATATCACGAACGTCACGCAGGTAAGCGTGAGCTTCGAGGGCTCAGTCCTGCATCTGAGTTTCAAATTGACAACGATCTATGGGGAGGTGACCATCGATGACTGCGACATCGCCTTATGACGAGCTGACGCCGGAAAGCATCAAAGCGAGCATGCTCTCTGACCTGACGGCCAAAGGAGTTGACGTCAGCATCAGAGAAGGGTCCTACGCAAATACGCTGGTAAGCGTAGCGGCTTATCAGCTGTTCAAGATGTACCAGCAGTTCCCGAGCTTGCTTCACATGGCCTTTCCGGATGAGACCTCCGGCGAGTACATCGATAAAAATGCGGCGCAGATCGGCATGGTTCGCGCCGCCGGCAAGAAAGCCACCGTGGAAATCGCCTTCACGGGGACTGAGGGTACATATATTGCCGCCGGGACGGCGCTCTATGCGCCTGAGAGCGGTTTGCAGTTCCTGACGACCGAGGAGGCCATCATCACGGATGGCTCCGCAACAGCGCCCGCAGAGGCCGCTGAGGTGGGTGCGGATTATAACCTCCCACCCGACAGCATCACGGCCATGTATGTCAACGTTGCCGGCGTTCTCAGCGTGACCAATACCGAGGCAGCGGTCGGCGGCGTAGACGTGGAGAGTGACATCGACTTTTTTGCCCGGTATCATCAACGCCGGACGCTGCCCATCACATCCGGAAATAAGAACCACTATATCACCTGGGCGCTGGAAACTACCGGTGTGGCCTATGCCAACTGCGAACCCCTGTGGAACGGGAACGGGACTGTCCGGGTCATTATTGCCGGAGCGGATCGGGGGCCGGTGGATGAAACGATTCGGCAGAACTGCTATGACCACATCGAGGAGGAACGTCCCATCGGTGCCACGGTCACCGTGGTCAGCGTGGTCACGCGGGAGATCCCGCTGACGGCAACCGTGACGCTACTGGACGGATACACCACGGAGGACGTGAAGAATCAGCTGACGGCGGCGGTGGGTGAACTGCTGGCCAGCCAGACCTTCGGTGAGGAGGTGCGTGTTCCGTTCAGCCGCTTTCTGGCCTGCCTGCTGCAATGCCCCGGCGTGGCAGATTACAGCGCTCTGACGGTGGACGGCGGCATGTCGGCCATCACCATCAATGCGGAAGATGCCGCGGTGGTTGGAACAGTTGCCATCAGCTGAGGGAGGAAAACCACATGAGTACACTACCGAACCGGGAACGGGTACCCGAATACCATTATGCGTCTGAGCAGAGCAAAGCCCTGATCGACATGCTGGAGGACGCCAGTCTCGAGGCCAAGGCCGCGCTGGAGGACGTGATGGCGCAGTTTTTCGTAGACACAGCCACCTGGGGGCTCACCCTCTGGGAGCAACAGGTGGGCATTGAAACCGACAACTCACTGCCGCTGGCGACCCGCCGCGCG